TATTCACTTTTCCTCGCGTCACACCATACTGGTTCCTTCTCTTTCATCTTAGGTTTCTTGGTTCGTACTTCCTCATCTTTCTTGAACCGTTTCAATGTTTCCAGACTTACTGGAATATCACTAGCAATACTATCATTTACCTTTATTTCATTCTCGGTTGGTTGTGTAGGAAGTACATGCTCAACCCTATCAACAAAAGGTAGGTCTTTTATATATGCCTTGAATGTCTGTACGGTGACTGTGCAGCCTAATTTTTCTTTAAAATACCGACAAATGGACTCAATTTCGTCACAGTTTGTCGGGTCTGTGATTTCACACATAAATGTAACCCATTGTAACTTAAAGTTTTCAACTACGGTCTTGAGAGAATCTAGTGTATGTTCTTTTCCATTGACAAAAATATCATTAAATTCATTACCTGTATCATTTTGTTTCGTAGATAGTTGTATTAATGCACCTTCTGGATTACCATCATCATATAGTCCTGTGTATAAGTCACTATATTGTTCTCCATGCATTTGAAAATACTTGACAAGAGTGTCATTATCTTTTACACTATCTTGATTTATAATAGATATGAGTTCTTGTTTGGGCATGATGTTGTATAATCTTTCAAATACTTTCTCATAATCCTCTTTGTAGAATAGTTCTTTTAGATTTTGCAAATAGTATTTCTTGTATAGGGATTGTACATCCTCAGTTGATGCATCCCAAAATACTCTTTGCATCCCATGTTCTTTAATGTTATCCATAACATCTTTTTTAATACTTGGTAGTGTGTTCTTATCCCACAGTCTTTTGTACAACGCGAAACATTGTAGGAAACTTATGTTCCAGAAATATCTAACAGGCCCTAGTTCTTTCGCTTCATCAAACGCGGTTAGGTGAGACTTGTATATGTACCTCTGTTTGTATAAATCATATATCTCATTTGCATCTTTGTTCCAATACAAAGACTCATCACTCTGTAATAGTACAGGGTCATCTGGATAGTCAGCGAGAAACTTTTTATGCATTGAAATCATATCACCAGAGTCATATAGTTCCTTAATAATATCTTTGTGGTGTGGTTCTATTTGTCGTATAAAGATGAGGTCAGATATCTCTCTTTCCAATTCTGGTACATGTACCTTCACTTCAGAAATTGTACCTTTAAAATATTCTTCCAACTCTGGGAAGTCATTAATCATTTTCTCTGAAAGGGATTGTAAATCATTTGTTTCAATAAGTTCTTTTATATCTGATATTGTATCTTTGTCCATATAGTTTTCTTGTAGCATACTATCTGTTAAAGATTCAAATCCAATCCACTCGCGTAGTGTTTCAAACCCCTTTGAATACTGTTCCCAATCCTGTTTTAGTTGTGGCAAGTCTTTGACGAATTTTTCTTCTAGTGTATCGTAGTCCTTGGTACGCAACAACTGAGATATTTTATTGGTATGTTTATTTTTATCAAAGAAGTTATCTGGAAATTTGGGTAACCACAATCTTTCAAATTCTGTTTTGCCGTGCCAATGTGTGAGTAGATTGTAATCTCTCAACTCGTGTGGTTTGAGATTGTTTTTGTTTCTACCACCAACGGATGCTTCAAAGATACAGAATTTTGCATCTTCTCTGTACAGGTGTTGCGTGACATCATTGGGATGTTGTCTCCCTCTATTGTAGGAGTAAACCCAATCATTTGGTAAGAACGACCAATAGTTATCGCCTACTGCTTGATGTTCTCTGTATGGGTAGTAGTTATCGGTTCCCTTCCAAAAGGTTTTAAACACCGTGTCCTTGTGTTTCATTACATCATTGTAAATCTTTTCCCCTTGGTCAGTACACCATAACATGACACTAGAGTTATATAATGTGCCACGCATATCTGTAAATCTTCTGTCATTGAGAACTTTTGGATTTTCCCAATTAGAATAAATCATGTGCGGAGTTTTGGATAGTTCAAATATGTTATCTATATTGTTTTGAATGATAACATCTAAGTCTAGATAACAGAACGGGCCTTTGGTTCTTAACCAATGGTGTGAATTCAGAACAAGAAACTTTGCTCTATCCCAACAAAAGTTTTCTTGACCAAACCAATGCCGTGGATGCAGAGGGTCTACATTCGGAATAGACCTAATTTTAACATCTTTGTGTATGCCTTCTGGTTCGTCTGTGTAACATATGAACTTAAACCTTTTGGTGTAGTTCTGTTGAACCATTTTGTATAGATTGTTTACATATTCTGGAGAGTACTTATTGCCCCATTTCATGCAAAGAAAGTGCATCATAATATTTTTGTCTCAAATTGTAATTGACTTCATTTTGTCCGTTTAACAAGACGATTGGATAATCTGGTTTTATTTGATGAGCTCTTGGTGAGGTATCTGTTTCCATGTCTACCCCAGCAAGAAAAGAATATATTAATCCTTTTGGAAATGTTCGTTTGAAGAACCTTCCATCATATAAAAAATTATCATCCTTACCATCGTATTTATGCAAGTTATAATCAAAGTTTTTGAAAAATGCTTCTGGTATATAGGCGGCATTAGAACCAGAACCAGTACAACTCCATGCCATAACACTAGAGTTCCACGCGCCACCGAAGTCTTTCCAGTATGTTTCGCATATGGTAGGTTCATCGGAAAGGTCAAATATCGGGGTGAGGTCACCTTGGACTATAACATCAAGGTCTAAATATATGGTTGGGCCACCAAAATCTTTACCAAGAAGTAAGATTTTTTCCCAGTTCCCCATAGAGTGCTTGATATGTGAGGTTAGTATCCCCTGTTCCAATCCTTCTGGGTCATCGGTGCGACACCAGAAGTTCTGACATTGATGTTTGCACATATTATAAATAGTGTTTACATCATTGGAAGAGTATTTGTTTCCGTATTTTAGTGTAACAATTGTTCTCATAATTTAAAAGGTATTTTCCATGGCAAAAAAAGTAATTAAAAATATAACCATAGACCAAGGTGCCACTTTTAGTGAGACCCTAACTGTAACTACAGATGGGTCAACGGCTAAAAACCTTACAGGCTATACAACAACATCACAGTTCCGAAAAAGCTATGACAGTACTACTTATACAAGTTTTACAACCGCTCAAGTTGACGCTACTGGTGTTATAACTTTGTCTTTAACAGCAGCACAAACAACCGCATTGAAGTCTGGTAGATATGTTTACGATGTTGAAATCGCAAATGCACCAGAAGTATTGAGGGTACAGGAAGGCATAATAACGGTAACACCACAAGTAACTAAATCATAAGGAAATGAAAGGTGGCAAAAAATTTTAAAGAAACCCAACAAGACTTAACTGAATTGAACGGAGATGGAAACCGCGAAAGAGGTAGGTATGGTGAAGACTATAGCATGGAGGAAAAGAAGACTTGGAATGATTCTGGAGTTACGGTAGACTTGGACAAACCGAAAGAAAAGGGAAAGAATAATGGATGAGTTAAAAAAACTCTTTGAGGCAATTGCAAAAGAGAAAACTAGAAACCTAGAGTTACAGAAAGAAGAAGTTCTCAAGGAAGTAGAAAAATCTCAAAGGAAAAAGTATCACAGCAAAAAAGTCCAAGAAGATTTCTGGGGCGTATTTAAGGGCGAGCTTCAAAAACTTTCAGAGGTTGAAGAACAAAATAAAAATAAATTACAAAAGTTAGAAGAAATCAGAGATGAATTTAAAGATGTAACTCCATTACTATATGAAGAAACAGAAGAGGAAATAACAACAACAGAAACGCCTGACTTCTTTGCTGATATTAACCCAGAGAAAATGGCTGCAGAGTTTGATATTCGACCAGTAAGTCAGATGTCACAAGATATGTCTATGCAGTCTGAACCATATCAATTAATAGAAACTACAGAAAAAGAATGGCCACCAGAATTGCCACCAGAAGAATCTACTGTTTCTACAGGAATCTTAGACCCAGACATTTCTGCCTTAGAAGATAAGGTTAATAAGTTAGAATTAAAATATGCTGGGGAGATAAAAGAGGAAACACAACCAGAGTCATTTAATGTAACTAAAGATGCTTACAGTACTGTCATGGATGTTCTTAGTCTCAAACCAGTAGAGAAGAAGAACAGGGATGAAAGACAACTACAAGAACTCGCAGTACAATATCTCGCGGAAAGAAAAGAGTCTGTACAGGAACAAGTTGACGAAACAGCAAATGTTCAGAAACAAATAAACGAAATCAATACAAACATACGACAATTAATATTGGGTATGCAAGGTATCGGTGGCGGTGGTGAGGTTCGACTAGAGTTCCTAGATGACATTGACAGGTCTACCGCGAAGGTTAATAATAAGTTCTTGATGTATGATTCCACTATTCAAAAGTGGAAGGGTGTAGACGCACACGAAGAATCTGGATTAGATAGAGTAACTTCACATGTAATTCCCTCAGCAGATGA